GATTCGTTTACTCTTTTTAGCTCTGCATTAGCAAAACCAGGGTCTGCTACTAAATCATACGTAAATAGTTGTTTGATTTTTACTTTACCTCCTTCTGATACTTCACCTGCTGCTCTTGAACTAATATGTAAAGGAACTCCTGAATCTACAAGAGCCTTTGCCTGTTTTCCAGCATCGGTATCTAAAAGTCTAATTTTACCCATCACTTTCTTATTCTCTTTATCATATCTAAGTTCCTCTATAATATGAGAAACATTCTTTAATGAAATATCGAATTGTTGCGGATGGTCTAATTCACCTAATAACTTTGATGAACTGATTTTCTGTTGTAGCGATTCTATCTGTGGAAGATATTCTCCTTCGGTATAAATTCTGTTATTTTTATTCTTAACATCAATCTCACCAAAGACCCCTTCTAAAACATAGTCATTATCTTCACCAGATTTGGTTAAAACTGTAGAAGATTTTTCAACTATTAATAAATTATAATCGCTAGGCTTACTTATAAGTCTATCCATTTTATTTTTTTCTTTTTTGTATATATCTATTAAATTCTCTTTCTTTTTTAAATTCCTAAGTCCGCTAATGGATCGTCTCCACCTCCTTCATCACCGCCTTCTTTCTCTTTCTTCTTTTCTTCCTTCTCTTTTTCAGCATCTGCTCCTACTTTTTCCTTATAATAGTCTTGATATGTAGCAGTCATTTGCCCCATTGTTGCAGTATCAAATTTTGTAGAACCATATTTATCGTAAAAATAGGCTTTAAATGAATCTTCAGTATCTGCTGCTATAATTTGACCTAAAATCTCTTGCGCTGGAACTACTTTCCCATCTGCTGTTTTTTGGTCACTAACATTCACTTTACTATCTTCTCCTGCTTTGATTGAAGTAAGTTGGCTTTCGCCTATAAATTGAGTGTATGTTTTAAGTTTCATATTCTATATATCTTTTTACATTCCCATTGGGTCTTTCGGTTTAGGAGCTTCTTCATCTTCTCTCTCCTCTTTAGACTTAGCAGCAGCATTTGCGGCCATATCATCTGGAGACAGTTGTAAATATCTGTCCACCAAGAAGCCCATATCGAAGTAATATTCTTCTTCCATTGTTTCTTGATTGGTTGTCATTAATGAGTCTCTCATTGATCCGATAAATTCAAGTCTACGTTCCATGATTTCCATTTCTTTCAATGCTGCAAAATCATTATCTTTATTATAACGTAAAGCTACCTGTGTTTTAAACTGTGGGTCTTCTGCAAGGTCTTTATATGCAATACACATTTGAAGATGTAGTGGCTTAACAAGAATTTCTTGAAAAGCTGATCTCAGTCTCTTAACAAATTTACTAAATTTAATTTCATCTCTAATCATTCCATCTGCTGCAAGATTAAAGTCTCCACCTCCATCTTCATATAAAAATCTTGAGTAAGGTATTTTTGAAACATGCTTCAGTTTATCTGAAAAATATTTTAGTGCTTCTGTATCTGACATATCAGGGCCAGAGCTATCTAATGTTTCTATTTCTGGACTATCTCCATCTTTACTTGGTAACCAATACTCTTTATTAAATTGTAACATTGGTTTTCCATCTGTTTCCATTGAACCAGATTCCCAATCAAAATCAACAACCTCTTTATATGAATTCATAAGTTGTGCAAGTGATTGCTTTGCTCTTGTTTTTGATTTACCTCCAACTGGAATAACAAATTTCATTCTATAAGAACTATTGGTTACTGCCCAAATAATTCTTGTATGTTCCATTATTCTTAATAAATTAAATGATCTGGTTAATCTCTCAACATAAGAGACTCTCGATGCTGTTGTTATTGAAGAATATGAAAGGTAAATAATTTGTGAATCGTAAAGTGTTCTCTCTTTAACAGGGTCGTCTTTAAACTGTACCCATACTTTTTTACTATCTTCTTTATTATATGCCGGAACAAGTGTAATTGGGTCCAGCTCTTTAAAACCTATAATTTCTTTTTGGTCAGGTGAATAGATAATTTCAAATGCAAGATAACCATCAATTAACCATTTTCTAAAATAATACCAAGCTGATTGGTCTTGATTAAAACCAAATGCATGATATATCTGTCTAAAATATCGGTTAAGGTCTTTTTGAATTCCATCTGCAACCTCAACTCCTAAAATTTCAGGAGAACTAAAAAAGTTTTTATTATCATATACGATTGTTTCATCGCAAAGGATATCTAAAATATCTTCTATCTCATCATTAATTGAAAATTTTCTAAGCTCTTCTCTTTTTAAACCATACGTTTGGTCGAAAAATGGAACACTTTTTCTCATTGTAGTGTCTGCCATTGATAGAGCAGCAAATGCTGCGTACATATCATCTTGGTCAGAACCCATTGGGTTCATTTGACCATAACCATATTTATCTTCAAGGGGACCTATTGCCTGAGACTGTCTAAGAATCATATCATCATATCTCATTCCGAATGATGATAGAGTTTTAAGTGTATTACTTAGACTAAATGGTCTTTTTCCTGTACTCCAAGGTCCGTTTCTTGGATCTTTATCTGCAAAACCTGCCATATTATTTTAAATACTTTTTCAATTTATATATTCTTTTTATTTTTACCTCTTTTTAAATAAAGACTCTAACTCTCTGCGGCTAGTTCCTTGTAAGTCGGCAAAATCACAAAGGGCCATTCTTCCCCAGTTTTCATAACTTACTACTGCTTGGTTAGCTTTTCCTCCTGGTTTATATTGTCTAAGAGCAAAATCAAACCCTGGTCCCTTTAAAGACCCTTTAGCATCGTTCCAATTAAATGATAAATGACCCTGTCTAACTGCATCATTTTTAAGAGGACCTATACTATTTCTTGCAATTTCAGCACTAAACTGACCATATACTTTATCCAATAGGTCTTCTTTACCTTTCATTGGTAAAAGATTAAGATTAATTCCGACATCATTAATACCATCAGGGTCTAGTGCCAAAACCATCGGGTTAGCATCATACCATGGAAGACTATTTCTTCCTATTGGAGCATACCTAAAAACGTATAATTTTCCTGGAAAGAATCTTTTAGAAATTGCAGATACTCCTTTTTCTTTTGCATCTCCCTTTCCATTTACAAACCACTCTTCAGCAGCCTTTCTGGCTTTAAATTTACTACCAGATTCTGCAACAAGTTTTTGTATTTGATTTTTTACTTCTCCCATTATTTAAGACTTTTTTCTGTCATGACTACAAATCGAAAACCTCTTGATTGGGCCCATTCCTTTGCATATCTATATTTATCTCTGTTTTTTACAAACTGCTCAGCAAGAAACTTATAATTTTTCAGTGCCTGTTTACTATTTTTTGTTGGTGGGGCCGGCTTTTTTAAATGGCTACTTGGTTTTATTTCTATAAGACTCTCTTCGTATCCATCTTTTTTCTTAACTTTTATATAAAAGTCCGGAAAATATTTATGTTCTTTTTTATCAATTGAGCTCCAGTATTTTATTTCTACTGGTTCACTAGCCCACTTTACAATATCTTCTCTGTTGTCGCACATTTTCATAAATTTCAATTCCCAAGAACTTCTATAAATAATTGGTGGTTTACCTGCATATTTTTTGGGGTATAGCGGGTTGTAATAACCTTGGTTATATCCGCTGTTGTTTGTTGGTTTGACATCTTTGATTGACATTTTAAATATTAAACATTCCAGTTCCTCCAGAATCGCTGTCTTTAGAATTTATTCTATCGATAGAAAGGGTTCCTTTATATTTGTTTGGGTGAATTTTATTCCATCCTTTAGCATAACCTCTTTTTGCTATTTCTGTAAAATATGCAAATGCGTTTGTATATTTTGGGTTAAAGTTTCTCCAATACTTCCATAAATCTAATAATGCAAATTGAAGACAATCTTTCCTGTCTTCTTCGTTTACATAACTTAATTTATTAATAGCCCTTTCTGCTAGCATTTGCAACATTTTTTCTGCTTTTCTAGTCAGTTTATCATCATCTTTAGATTGAACTATTTCGGCATAAAGGTCCTTATTGTTTAAATAATTCTTTTTTCTAGGCATTATGTCTTTAGTTTTTAATTTGTTATATGAAAAAAGGGCCAAATGTTTCATTTAGCCCTTTCAGTTTCAAATAGGTTAAGTAGTCTATGCTGCTTTTTTCTTAGCTTGATAAGACCATACTACACCTACAATAGTCATTAATGCACCAATCAACTCAGGAACGATTTCTTCGTCTATATAACCCAAAGTTACACAAACACCGCCAACTGCCGTCAATCCGTGTCTAATCAATCCGTAAACTTGTTCTCTTTCCATGGTTCGTAATTATTTTTTACTTTTGATATATTTGATATATGCGTCGTTTGCTTTTACCAATTCTTTCATGTACTTTTCCATTCCCTTAGCATCTTCTGCTAATGTAGCATTTGACCATTTAGCCTGTACCATTCGTACATCATGCTGTTCTTTACTACTCCATTGGCTATAGTCTTTTTCATTTAAAAAATTCTCGAAATTATTTACATTTTTCATCTGTATATTATAGACTATTTTTTTAAATTGTTTCAGTATTTGCCAAGCTTATATGGCTTTTTCTAATTTTAGTAGGCTGATCTCCAATAAAGGCTGTAATATTTTCATCAGATCCTGAAGTTGTGTAGTCTTCTGCGTCTACTTTCATTTCAGTTCCTTCTGCAAATTCTTCAGTTTTTCTATTAAGAGTAGCTGGAACATAACCATCTGCTCTATTTATAGAACCTGCCTCGTTAGTTTTTTTTTCAGCTTCGTCGTAAGATGCTTCTAATTCTTCTTGGTCTTCTTCAGATTTTTCAACTTTTCCTAATTCAACTTCAGCATCTTCAATATCTTCTGCTTCGTCTTCATTAGTATTAGCTTCTTCAACGTCACTATCTCCTTCGTCTTCAACTTC